GATTCTTTGATGCCCTTGGCAATCCACATATACTTATCTTCAGTTGGTGGAGTGTCTGGATGTTCTGAATCGAACGGTGCGATATAGTGTTTGCGAATCGCATTTTTAAATTTAGCCATTAATTAAGGCTCCTTTCTACTTCAATAGTTGCTTGTAGGTCAAGCAAGTAAATGTAAAAGCCCTGCTCGTCGGCATCGTTTAAACTCGGTGTCTCGACGGTCAAGGCTAGGAATGTATATGAATTGTTTTTACTTGGTAGCTCAAAGCCAATCTTTGAAAGCTCGGTGTTTATCTTCCACAAGATAGCGTTTAGCATTTGCTGGTCCTTTGATTTAATGGCTATCTCATAAGGTAGCGATAGAATCTGGGTGCCAGCCATGTCTTCGTCTTCCACTTTGCCACCGGGCAAGGGATAGACTGAAAGGCTCTCGTCTTCTGAAAGATAATCAAGTTTGCATTTCAACGGCAGTCCAAGCGTATTGATGAAGCTTGCGAGAACTTCTGAAAAATCGTTGTCGTTCATTAATTAACCCCCATGGCACGAAGTGCGACCTTGCCCCAGTTCTTACCATGCTTAGGAATAGCTTTCTTATCCCACCGCTTGCCAGTTCCGGGTGTAGTGTATTTGCTGAAAGTGAAGCTCCTATTTTTGTTATAACTAGACCCATAGAATTGAGCTCTTGCATAAGGTCCCGGATATCTAACACCATCGCTAAAAGCTGAACCGCTAGCGCTCAAAGTTCCATCTCTACGAGGGATGAACTGTTCCATGTCATCTATCATTTGGCTAATCATGGCAACTTTCCCACGTTTGACCGCTTCGGGACTGCATTTCTTTTCAAGCCCTTGCAAGTCAACCTTAACGGTTACATTAGCACCCATCAGATCACCTCGATTTCATAACAAAACACTTTATTTTGCCTTGGATAGTAGACTGGAATAATGGAACGAATCTTATAATCACGTTTACCGTCGTTAATCAAGCCGTTTTCAAAGCTTTCATCAAGCACCACTGAGCAATATTTCGGATAGACGAACAAAACACTGGGTTTTGATTCGCTACGGTTGTTAGTTGACCCGCTAACATTGAACTGTCTATCAAATCTAACGGGTTTTAGGGTTGTGGGCTCATCATACGTTACTTTACCCCAGACATCCGTTTCTCCCGTTAATTTCTTGATAGTGACAGTATCAACTAACATGCGTTTATCTATCATAGCCCACCGCCTTACAGCCAAATCCAGCTAGTGTCAGCCAGTTTAGAGCATCAAGGGATAGATTGTATCTCTGACCACCGTTGGACGATTTAGAGCCGTTCTGATAGCTTACATGAGTACGTCCGACAGTCATGCTTGCCAACGATGTCTTATCCTCTGCAGTCATAATGCCGCTTGAATCGAGATAAGCGATTTGATAAGCTACCGCCTTTTTGACCGCTTGCCTTCGTGGCTCGAAGTCTGTTTCAAAATCGGTGAAATCGTAGAAGTTTTTGATATATAAATCAACAATGAGCTTAGCTCTAGCCGCTAGTGTTTCAAAGTCTTCTACGTCTTCAAAACCAAGTTTTAAAAATTCTGTTTCGGTTAAATAGGTCATTTAACCACCTCCTTCTGTTATTTTAGGAGGTCTAAGAGTTCCGCTTTGGTAAGTGCTGAAATACCAGTCAAGCCTCGTTGTTGTGCAATGATTCGCAAGTCAGAAACGGTCTTGTCTTCTAGTGTTTCAGTCACTTCCACTACTGTTTCAGTAGCGGAAGTAGGTTCATTGTCGCTCAAATGTCGACGCATTAGCATACCCATTAAGCACCTCCGAACTTAACCACCTTAGAGTCGTCGTACAGGTAGACACCGTAATATTCATCGCCAGAATAAACAGTGGTTTTCTTCAAAATGTCACGGTCATTTTCAATCATGACATCACGTTTCAAATTGATCACGAATGCTCCATATTTGGCATCGTCGTCTGTGTCTGTTTGAAGTGAAGACACTTTAACGAGGAAGCCTTTACCTTCTTCAACTTTCTTAGTGCGGACGATTTGCACGCCAGCCACTTCACCGAATGTGCCAGAAACGACAACGTCAGCACCAACTTCTGAACCCTTCAACCAGTTTTGACCAGCGTCTGCACGCAATTTGATAGCATCTTTTGGATTGATAAGCGCTACATAACGAGCGTCTTCTTCGTCTGCAAAGATTTCCAAGGCTTTGTCAATATTTGCTACTGAAACAGGAGCTTCAGTGATGTTTTGTGTCGCTGTTTTAGCAACTTCAACGATATCGTTATCGACTTTGTTAGCGATAGCCAAAGCAATCTGATTAGTAGCTTCACCATAGACATTACCATGCCCGACCAAAGCGGCTTTATCAGTGATTTCAATAGCTTTACCGGCTTGCTTGATTTTCATTTTTGTTTCTTTAGTGCCAAGTTGGTCGATTGGAATTGATTGCCCTTCAGTGATTTCAGTGGCATCACCAGAATACGTCCATTGTGGCACTGTAAGCTCATCCCCCGGACGGCCTACAAGAGTTGTTTCTACCACTGCGAGTGGTGTGAATTTGATTAGTTTAGGCAATTTAGCTGATACCATGTCAGCCATAACCTGTGGATTGATGACTTGTGCAGTCGTTGTTGTTCCAAGAACCATAGATTATTCATCCTTTCAGTTGTTGATATAGCTCTGGGTCTTTATCAAAAAGCTCTTGACGCTCATTGATTCCCATGCGTTTAAAATCTTCTTTAGTGAGACCATTCTGACTAGCAGTTGGGTTTCCCCCAGCGAAGATTTTAGGCTGTGCTGCTTGTTCTTCTTGTTTGAAAAGATATGGACTTGTTTCTTTCAACCCTTTAATGACCTTATCTAGTTTAGGTTTACCAGCTTCATCAAGTTCGATTTCGTCAAAATTGATGAATTTAGCAAGGTCATCCGAATTGTGAGCGTCCACGTCTTTCAAAGCCAGACGAATAGCGTTTGATTTGGTAACTTGAGCAAGATTAGCTTCATTCTCAGTCTTGTAAGTGTCAAATTTAGCTTGTAAGTCCGTCAATTGTTGTTTGAGTTCCTCACTAGCTCCCTCTTTAGCCTGCAAGTCGTTGAGTGCCTGGCTTTGTTGCTCAAGTTGTTGTTTAAGGCTGTCGTTTTCAGCTTGCAGCTCAGACTTAGCTTGTGATTTAGCGTTCTCAATACCTGCCCCGTACGCTTGCATGATATTGTCAATCACACTCTTGTCTGTAATACCAGCTTCAACTAACATGTCACGTTTCAAACTCATGTTTAAAACTCCTTTGTTTTACGTCCAAGGGACTGAATTTGCCTAGTTTTACGACATCCGACAGGTCAAAAGAAAAACCGTGTCGAATTGATACGGTTTGTTTTTTATTTTGGTCGCCCTCGCCCGTCTAATTTACGGATTTCAAATCCGATTATTCCGTAGCTTTCAAAATTGGTGTTTACGCAGCTTTATCTCTGCTTCAGCTTCTCTCAAAGGGTCGCTGTAATATCGCTCTCTTGAGTAATCACGATGCAAGAATGGATGTTGTGCTAAATAAGACCTCATTGCTGCTTGTCTAGCCTTGACTTGTCCCTTGTACTTGCTTATTAGCTCGTCATCCTCTAGTTTGTTAGCAACGTGTAGAAGCTCCTTAGATTGTCTGATAGAGCGCTCTATAGCTCTCTGTTTAGACTGGCTATTAGCGTTCTTGATTGCTTCCTCTGGTGTCAGATTGGCTAGGTGGTCGGGTAGGTCTGGCTTGTAGTTAATACCTACCACGTAAGGCGTTAGCGTATGATGGCAATTAATATCAAGACAACCACCAGCGCTACCGTATCCGTAGTCTAACAGCGAGTAAATCTTCTCGCCTTCTTCAACTCTAGTCTCGCCAAACGTTACGATTTGATGCTGAATCGGTGCGCACATCTCACGAGCTGCTGGCTTCATCGAGTAATAGAATGTATCGATGCCTAATTCTTTAGCTGGTGCCATTCTAGCTTCACGATAGACACGCCATGATGTCGAATTAATAACTGTTCTTGCGTATGTGTCAGCTCTCCACTGCTTGCCTTGTTTGTCAGTAAAACCATAGAAACCTTTATCAGCCCATTTGATAACAGTGGTTGATATAGCTTTCTGAGGAGTCTCTAAACCAGTAACAACTTTTGCGACAGTCTCCTCAATAATTCCTTGATAGACCTTTCTAACGCTCTTAGGTAGCGTCGTATTAATCAGATTGTCAAGGTCTCCCATCGTCTGATTAGCGTAGTTTGCTAGATTAGTCTGAATAAGATTGTTCGTGATGAAGTTACCATTACTGCCCAAGGCTTCTAGTAGCTGGCTCTTGGTGTCCTTGTATACCTTATAGCCCTCATTCTCGATGACGTATCTTAATTGTTCTTCAGCAACACCAGAATATTCAGCAATAAGCTTGATATTAGCATTGTTGAGCAAACCCATCTCACTCATTTTTTCGAGTTGCCAAAGATATGGATTGTCTTCAAGACTTGCTGTCCCACGCTCTCTCACTCGGTCAATTACTTGGTCGAATAAGTCCACGGTTAATTGATGGTAGATGTCCGCTACTCTACTAGCGTCAAGCGTTAGTTGCTGGTCGTTTAACTTGATAGGTTTCTTCTTAGTCATAGCCTATCACTCCCCGTAAATATCGACCTCGTCGTCAGTTCTAAAACTATCAGTGCTTACCACAGTTTCGTCATTGATAGCTTGGTAAATCTCTTGAGCTTGTTCCTCGGTGACATTAAGTGTCTTCTCAATAGCCATCGTTTTTGGTGCAAATCCAGCGGCTACCATCTTAGACCAGTAATCAAACTCAGCGTTACGGTCGTTGAATACGCCGTCATCCAAATCCACGCTTATTTCATCCATTGTTGGAATCTCACCAGCGTATAGATTGTAGACCTTGGCAAGCTCTAGGATTGAGATTACAAGTTCTTTTAGTGACTGCTCAACTAGAGTAGCGATAGAATTCCGCATTTGATATGTGTCTGATTGTTCTGAGACGACCTCAGTAGCAGTCTTCATGCTTTTACCATCGAAGCTAAACATACCAGCGGACACACCTAATTGCATTTCAAACAAGCTCAGTCCTTTGTTAATGGCTTTAATGTAATCATCCGAACGGATATCAGTAGTAAGGTCAGTAATACCGATACCCTTATCCATGTCACCGCTGTCGAATTGTTCATAGACATTGTGACCTGTTTCAAACTCACGTTTGACTGTCACTTTCTCACCATTCGTGTCGTACTCTGTCTTAATCATTTGAGTAGGAACCGCAACTCTACGCTGACCCATCTTGACCTCCCACATAAACTCATCATAAGTGGTATTGATGAAGTCCATCGTAGTCTTAGCATTATCGAAGATAGACAAGCCTAGAGGACTGTTAATGTCCTTGTTATTCATGCCGGGCGGTTTTAGGTAAGTGAATAATGGTCTTGTTAGCCCGTTGAGTGTGACAGTCTCTTCCAAATCCTCATAGAGCATTGATAGAGGGACACGTTGACCGATGCGAGTTTTAGATTCAGATTCGTATAACTCATTGCTGATTGTGTAACTATCTTTAGTCCACTCGTGGAACTCAATTAGACTATAGTATTTAGTCTTCTGACCCTCTGCCTTTAGTGTTTTAGTCACGATTGCAGCACTCGATACATCTTGCGTGTTTGATTGTAGCGGCAAGAATACTGGTGCTTGTACAAATGACACTCTGACGCGGTCCTCATCAACGTAAGGACGCATTGCCAAACCACCAAGAGCTAGACACGATTCTAGGTAGCGTTCAAAGTTCTTTGCGAAGCGGTCAGTCTTCAGTGTCTCATTGATGAATGTATCAGCGGTTTCATTATCAACTTGAATCTTAGCTTGCTCATTGAATACGAGACTAGCAACTTTCTTCGATGCGGTGCGTCCAATAGGCAAGTGATTGAAGTCACGTTTTAACTGCGTTCCATTGCTATCACGATAGCTGACACGGTCAAAACTACCTGCAAAATAGCGTAGATTATCCATGATACGGCTGTATTCTTCTGGTGATATCGCAATCTTAGGATGATCTGTGATACTGTTTAGGCTTTGATTAGTTATCACGTAATTACTCCTTTTGAATATGTTCTTAATGGTCTGTATGATTCCCATTAGTAGCTCCTTTTAAGCCTTCAAATCTAGTTCTCTAGCGTTGTCTAGGACGAAATATTTCATGACGTCGCAACAGTGGTCATCCTCTTTAATTACTTTTGGATCGTCAGTGTGTATCGTTTTTTCATCGTATCGATACATCTTGTGTTCTTCGTAGAATATCTTGTTGCTTGGTATATCCAGATAATAGAAACGCCCCTCAGCTAGTAAGCTGATAACCATATCAATCATGGTTTGATTTTTCTTCTTGGCCACTGGATGCCATCGCTCACCAAAATCCTTAAAGTATTGATTCCTCAAAGCACCCTCAGCACTATCGATGGTCATTTTAAGTTTTGGCACTCGGTACTGTTTGAGTACCTTGTCGATGAAGTCACTAACCATGACAGTCAATTCGCTAGGTGCTTTCTTAATCACTTGACCGGCGGGGCTGTAATAGAATGTATCTAACAGAATCACATTGCCCTTTGCCGTAAGCCCATAAGCACCGCAAGC